GAAGAGCTGGTATGAGGGCATGACCAGCGAGCGCCGCGACCCAGAGAACGGGCGCTGGGAAAAGGTCCGCGCCAACGTTCGCAACGAGGCGCTCGACGTCGCCGTCTACGCCTGGGCCATCGCCCACCTCACCGGCTCGCCGCGCATTGCCGGGGCCAGAGTCATCAAGCTCCAGGCGCTTACAGCCGGCTTCTGGACTCAGCTTGAGGAGCAGATGTGTCCGGTGCAGGGGGATTTGTTTGGTGTCGACGCACAGCGGCCTGCACAAGATCAGGATTGGAAGCGATACGAAGTGCTTTAGGAGCCCAACATGGCAATGACACAGACCGAATTTCGCGCGGCCGTGAAGCGCCACGGCTACTCCCTGGCCGACTTCGCCGAGGAGTTCGGCGTGGCCTACGACACCGCGCGCAAATGGGGCGGGCATGATCTTTCGGTCCCGCGTTGGGCGACGCGCGTGCTCACGTTGATGGACCAACTCGGCCGTGGCACGGTCGCCGGGCGCAGACCGGCAGAATCGTCCGGTAAAGCGGCAGAATCGTCCGGTACACGCGCGCCGAATTCCGCCACACTTTTCGCATGGCAGGAATCACCCTCGAAACAGCGGAAGCGCAACTCCAGCGCTGGCTCGACGCCGACGCAAGGCTCGCGAAGGGCGAAAGCGTCGAATTCGACGGCCACCGGCTGAAGCGCGCCGACACCCAGGCCAAGATCGAGTACTGGGACGGCTACTGCAAGCGCCTCTCGCGTCGTCAGTCAGGATCCGCCGTCGGTCGGGTGAGCGGCCGTGGCTAAGCGCGTGGTCGCCATTCAGGGACTCGATCTCGACGCGCGCGAACCGCCGTACAAGTCAGCGAGCCGCGAGCGTGCCGGCGAGAACTGGTACGCTCGCACCGGCGACCCCGACGACGACACCCTCCTCGACCTGCCTGAGCTGCGCCGCCGCTCCCGTGACCTCCAGCGTAACAACCCACTAGCCGGCGCCGCGCTCTCGGCCAAGACGGCCAACGTCGTCGGCACTGGACTCAAGCTCAACGCCTCGATCGACCGCGAGCATCTTGGCCTGAGCGACGACGACGCCGACGAGTGGGAGTCGCGCGCCGAGGCCGAATGGCAACTGTTCAGCGCCTCACCCAACTGTGATCTGCGTCGCACGCTCCCCTTCGTCGACCAGCAAGAACTGGCGTTTCGCGCGGTCCTCGAGAATGGCGACCATTTCATCAGCCTGGTGACGCTGCCACAGCGCCGCCCCGGCTGGCCCTACAGCTTCGCCTTGCAGCACATCGAGGCTGATCGCGTCTGCAACCCACACAACAAGGCGGACACCGAGACCCTGATCGCTGGCGTCGAAAAGGACTCCGGCGGTGCCCCGCTGCGCTACCACGTCTCGAACATTCATCCTGGTGCGCTCAATCGACACGGCCGCATCCAGACATGGACGCCGCTGCCGGCCTTTGGCTCGCGCACCGGGCGCCGTCTGACGCTGCATCTGTTCCGCGTCCTGCGCGACGGTCAGACGCGCGGCGTCCCGGATCTCGCGCCGGTGATGAGCGTCATCAAGCAGCTCGACCGCTATGTCGACGCCGAGGTCGACCGCGCCGTGAAATCCGCCCTGCTCCTCGCCTTCATCACGACTCAGGACGGCGAGGGCATCGCCGGTATGCAGCCAGATGAGCTGGCCGGCTCGCGCGCCGAGTTCTATCACTCCGAGCGCCGCCGCAAGAAACTCGAGCTGGATCACAGCTCCACCATCGACCTCTTCCCCGGGGACCGCATCGACTTCAGCGATCCCAAGGCCCCCAACGCCGCCGCCGAGTCTTTCCTGACCACCTTTGCGCGGCTCATCAGCTCCGCCCTGGAGCTGCCGCACGAGCTGGTCCTGCGTCACTTCTCAAGCTCCTACAGTGCCGCCCGCGGCGCCATGCTCATGGCCTGGCAATTCTTCCAGGGGCGCCGCGCCTGGCTCGCGCGCGAGTTATGCCGTCCGGTCTACGAGGCTGTGCTGACCGACGCCATCACCGCCGGCCGTCTCTCGGCGCGCGGCTTCTTCACCGACCCGCTGGCCCGTCAAGCCTGGCTCGGCGCCGAGTGGATCGGCGATGCCGCGCCGCACATCGACGAGAACAAGGCCGTCGACGCTGCCGTGGCGCGCATCGAGAACGGCCTCTCGACCCTCAAGCGCGAGACGGCCTCGCTCACGGGCCAGGACTACGACCGCGTGCTTCGCCAGCGCCTGAAAGAGCGCAGGCAGGACCCAGCCGCCAAGCTCGTGCGCCGCCCTCAGCCGAGCGCCGAGGACCTCGACCGCGCAGACCGCGAGGCCATGACATGAAAACCACCGCGCTCGACCTCATCCTCGGCGACGCCTGGGCCATCCAGCCCGAGGCCCTCGAGCAGATCCTCGCCATCGCCCAACGGCTCAACGACAGCCCCGAGGCCGTCGCCGCCAAACTCGGCCGGCCGCTGGAGAACACGCGCCGCGCCACCGCGCGCGACGGGTCCGCCATCATCCCCGTCACCGGCCCGATCTTCCGTCGCGCCAACCTCTTCACCGAGATCAGCGGCGCCACCAGCGTCGAAGTCCTCGCCTCCGACATCCAGGCCGCGCTCGACGATCCGGCCATCGTCCGACTGGTCCTCGAGATCGACTCCCCCGGCGGGCAAGCCACCGGCATTGCCGAGCTGGCCGCCATGATTCGGGCGAGCGCCAAGCCCGTCATCGCCTACGTCGACGGCATGGGGGCAAGCGCCGCTTACTGGCTCGCCGTGGCCGCGCATGAGCTGGTGCTCTCCAGCACCGCACTGGTCGGCTCCATCGGCGTCGTGGCCAGCTACCGCCCGGAGCGCGATGGGCCGATCAAGGTCATCTCCAGTCAGTCTCCGCTCAAGCAAGCCACGCCCGACACCGCCGAGGGCAGGGCCGAGGTCCAGCGCGTCATCGACCGCATTGCGTCGATCTTCATCGCCGATGTCGCACGCTATCGCGGCGTCAGCACCGAGACTGTCCTCGCCGACTTCGGCCAGGGTGGCGTCCTGGTCGGCGAGGACGCGGTCGCCGTCGGCATGGCGACCCGCCTCGGCACTTTCGAGCAGTTTTTTCAATCCGCCGGCCGAGCCGGCCCACGAATGGAGAGATCCATGTCCTATCAAGCCGATCTGAATACGGCACTAGGGCTCCCTGCCGATGCGTCGGCTGAGGACGCCATCGTCGAGATTTCTGGCCAAAATGAGCAGGTCGCCAAAGCGGCGCGCATCGAAGCCAAGCATGACGGCGAGACTGGCGAGCGCGCGCGCGTCTCAGCGATCCTGGCCGCCATCGAGGAAAAGCCGCACGCCGCCGCCACCGCTCACGCAGCCATCACCGCCGGTCTGAGCCTCGATCAGGCCCAGGCCATGATCGCCGCCGTTCCCGAGGCCGCCGTGCTCGAGACGATCGACGAGGATCGCGCCAGGGCCGCGTACCGCCGCGATTTCCTGGCCGAGGGCGGGCCGGCTGCGCCGACCGCCGACAGTGCCACCGGCGACGCCACGGCCGACACTGGCGCCGATCCAGAGGCCGCGGCGCGGCATGCCTGGGATGGCGACGCCCGCCTGCGCGCCGAGTTCGCCAACGACTTCGATCGCTACCAGGCGTTTCAGAAGGCGACCGCCTCCGGCCGCGTCAAGATCCTGCGCCACGCCCGCGCCGACTCGCTCAACCCGTCCGCCGCCTGATTAGGAGACCGCACCAATGACGACTCTAGCCGCGGACGTGGTCCGCGAAAAGCTGCTCGGCGAGGAGATGGATTACCCCGTCATCGCCAGCGACATCATCTACCAGGGCGCGGCTGTTGGCGAAGACGCTAACGGTTACGCTCGCCCGCTTCAGGCCGGCGACACGTTCCTTGGCTTCGCCATCGGCAAGGCCGACAACGCCTCCGGCTCGGCCGGTGACATCAGCGTCCGCGTCGAGACGCGCGGCAAGTACCGCCTGACCGTAGCCGGCGCGACCGCCATCACCGCCAACGATCACCCCATCGTCTACGCCTCCGATGACGCGACCTTCACCCTGACGGCCGGCAGCAATACGCCGATCGGCCGCGTGGTGAAGTGGCTCGCCTCGACTGACTGCATCGTCGAGTTTGGCACCTACTTCAGCAGCCTCGAGGCGTTGATCGCCACCAAGGCCGACGCGTAAGGAGACTGACAATGAGCAATCTGGGCAATCTTTCCTCGCGCGCCATCATCGGCGAGTATTTCCGCCGCCTCGAGCAAGGGGCCACCGGCTGGGCCAACGTCCTCAGCAACTACTTCCGCAGCGACCAAGCCGGCGAAGAGTACCGCTGGCTCGGCATGTCTCCTGCGATGCGCGAGTGGGTGGACGGGCGCATGGCTAAGGGCCTGCGGGACAACGTCTACACCATCCGCAACAAGCCCTTCGAGTCGACGCTCGAGATCAACATCGACGACCTGCGCCGCGACAAGACCGACCAAATCATGGTCCGCATCGCCGAGCAAGTGGATCGCGCCAACGCTCACTGGGCGCGTCTGCTCTCGAGCCTCATCATCGCCGCCGAGTCGAGCGCGTGCTATGACGGGCAAAGCTATTTCGATACCGACCACGTCGAGGGCGATTCGGGCACCCAGTCGAACGACATCACCGTCGACATCTCTGCGCTGCCGGTGCCAGCCACCGCGCACGGCTCCACGACCGCGCCCGCGCCCGAGGAGCTGATGCACGCCATCCTCGAGGGCGCTCAGCAGATCCTCGGCTTCAAGGACGACCAAGGCGAGCCGATGAACGAAAACGCTCGCCAGTTCCTGATCATGGTCCCAACGACCTTCTGGAAGTCGGCCGTGACCGCGGTTGGTGCGCCGACCCTGGCCCAGGGCGCGACTAACATCCTTACCACCGCCGACGGCTTCAATTTCGCCGTTCAGGTCAACCCGCGCCTGAGCTGGACGACCAAGCTCGCCCTCTTCCGCACCGACGGCAACATCAAGCCATTCATCCGCCAAGAGGAGGTGCCGGTCGAGGTCTCGGCCATCGCGGAAGGCTCTGAGCTGGAGTTCAACAAGCGCGTTCATCAATACGGACTCTATGCCAGCGGCAATGTCGGCTATGGCTACTGGCAGCAAAGCTGTCTGGTAACGCTGACATAAGCGGATGAGCGACTGGCTCGATAACCTTGCAGACCTCGCCGAGGCGCCGCTCGACGCCTTCGGCGAGCCCGTCACTTTGGCGGATGCGAGCGTGGTGACCGGCATCTTCGACCCCATCGGTGAGCCCGCGGCGGCGCCCTGGTCCGAGGTCGGGCTCGCCGTGCGCGTGAGCCAACAGCCCAACCCCAGCGTCTGGCTGGCGGATAGCGTCGCCCAGGCGCTGGACGAGCAGGATGCGCTCACCATCCGCGGTCAGGCCTACCTCATCACCCGCAAGGATGCCGACGGCTCCGGACTGACCCGCTGCGCGCTCATGCCGGACACCAGCACCACCAATGACCTCGCGAGGTGGCGCTGATGGCCGAGCCGCAGGTCATGACCATCAAGCGCGGGGATACCTGGCGGCGCACCGGCAACACCGTGCTGCAGGGCGACGGCGTCACGCCGCTGGACCTGAGCGGCTGCACGCTGCGCTTTCAGGTGCGCGCGCGCAAGACCGGCGCGTTGCAGGTCGCGGCCAGCACCCAGACCGGGGAGATCACCATCACCGACGCGCCCGCCGGCACCTACGCCTTCGAGATTCCGGCCGCGACCATGGCCAGCGTCGCCGTCGGCACCCACGAGATGGACGTGGAGATCACCTTCGCCGACGGCAGCGTGCTTTCGAGCGACACCCAGTACGTCACCGTCCTCGAGGACATCACCCGTGACTGATGCCGTCGTCACGCTCATCGATGTCACACCCGCGCCGCTGGCATTCGTCATCAACG